TCATTTGGAAGGCTTGGCGATGGCCCCGACGCGCCGATAAACACGCTCGGTAATTCCCTCTTTCGAGTGGCCCAACAGCACGCTTGCATCGCTCAGGTCGTTGATCTCTGAGGCCGCCTTCGGTCGGATGTCGCGAAACTGGAATTGGGCGATTCGGTTGGCCAGGTCTGGCTTTTTCTCGACTTCAGCTTTCACCCTGGCCGCTTCTCGGGCGTCTGCCCACCGGTTGCGCAGCATCGGCCAGCTCATTCGCTTGCCGTGCTCGTTGAGGATGAAGAACGGCGACAGGTGCTCGCTGGTCCTGCGCATGATTCGCTCGAGCAGTTGGCCCAGACTGTTCTTCACCCCGTCCACTTCCAAGACGATCCTCAATCTCTTGCCAGTCTTGCCTTGGCTGACCATCAGGTAGATCCCCTCCACATCGTCCTTTCGCATGGACAGCACGTCTGACGGTCGCTGGCCAGTCAGGTACGCCAGGTCCATCGCATCCTTGAGCTCCGGTGGAGCTTCCTCATATACCGCCTGCCACACCGTCTCGTTGGCATAGAAGTCGCGCGGCTTTTCCTTGTTCTTCCTCACGCCCAGGCACGGGTTGTCCCTGGTAGTGAGGCCCCATTCCCTTGCTGTGTTGAACACATGGGAGAGCAGGGCGATCTCCCTGTTTGCCCTGGTCTTGGCCGACCGCGAATCGCGGTACTGCGCGATCATCGCCGGCGTGATGGCATCGATTGGCGCCGCACGAGCCAGAGCAGCCATCGGTGGCGGGCTGACGCTGTTGCCGCACATGTGCACCTGCTCGGTCTTGGTGAATGGCTTTCCGTCGGCGCCCTTGTCGATGATGTAGCTGGCTGGGAAGCCTTGGGCGCGGTAGAGCTCGTGCGGCTGCAGCATGCGCAGGCAGATGTCGACGATGACGTACGGGGTGCCCTTCACGAAGACGGTGACCAGACCTAGGCGGTCCTTGGTGGTAACCGTCGGCGCCGGGGCGTCGCAGGCGCTGATGTTTTCCGTGCCGTAGTAGCTGATCAGGAACGCGGCCACGGGCAGGGCGCCTTCCTCATGCTCTGGCGAGAGCTTGTACTCGACCAAGGCATGGTGCTCGGCGCCGGCGGTCATCGTCAGCACCAGGCCATCTACGGGACGGCCTACGCAGTTGCGCCGGAGCGTGGCTAGGCTGGCGGTCACGAGGTGCTGCTGGCTGCCGGTGTTGGTGACCGTGGTCAGCGGCTCGTCCGCGCCCTTCGCTGGCGTGGTGTTGAATCCGCCGTTGGCCTGCTCGATGAAGGCTGTGCACACGCCCATGGCATGGGCCGCACCTGCAGGCCTCTTATAGTTGCCGCCGCTCGTGATGGTCGGTACCGGATCGGTGATGGCTGCTCCTTCACTATTGAACCTGAATTTGACCAGATGCGCCGATGCCAGCGCCCGGTGGCTTTGGGTCATCAGCGTTCCCATGGGCTGGTCAGCTGCTACTGGCTTACCGGCATACACCGGTCCGCCGGCCCCGACTATCACCGGGCTGGCCATCATCAGCTCGCCACGGTTGGCCGCAGTAACTGTTGGTAGTGGATCGCCCGGGTTGTTCACTCGGTCGGCGCCCTGGTGTGTTGCTGGAAGAATCACCGGGCTTGCCATGGCGAATGATCCACCGCGCGGCCAGGAGGTCACCGTGCGAAGTGGCTCATGCGCCGACTGGGCCAATTCACCCGACCAGTTCGCAATCGGCACGATGAAGGGCTGCGGGTTGTCCAGAACGAACTTCTTCATGCCCTTGGCGACCCGGCGCAGGGTGGCGGCGCCAGCTCTTTCTTGCGGCCGAAGATGCTCTTGCTCGGCACGCTCCAGTCGATGCAGTCGGCGGCCGTGCGCCACTTCTGTTGGCCCTTGGTGGGATTCTTGGCATGGGTAGGCTCTGGCCAGACGATTGGCTGGCCGTCGCAGCGGGCGATCATGAACAGCCGCTCCCGGCTGGTGGGCGCGCCGAAGTCGCAGGCCTTGATGATGCGCCACTCCACCTGGTAGCCCATGCCTTCGAGCAGATGCACGAACCTGCGCCAGGTGATTCCGCGGCGCTTAGGGTCTGGCACGAGGAACTGCTGCTGCACCGGTACACGCTCACCGACGGCAGCCACGGTGCCGTCCAACTTCATCACCCGCCCCGTGGCCTTGTCGCGCTTGGCGATCAGTGGGCCCCACTGCAGGATCTGCTTCACGTTCTCCAGGCTGATCACCCGGGGCTTCTTCTTGCCGCCCCACTTGAGGCCGATCCAAGAGAGGTTGCGGATCTCGCGCTTGCGCGGCTGGCCGCCGGCGGCCTGGCTGTGGTGGGTGCAGTCGGGGCTCATGTGGGACCAACCCACCGGCCGGCCTTGGCATTCTTCATCCGGGTCCCCGTCGAAGACGTCGGTGGTGAAGTGGCGCGCTGCCGGATGGTTAGCGGTGTGCATGCTAATGGCCGCCGGGCTGTGGTTCTTGGCGACCGTCACCGGCCGGCCCAGGCCCATCTCCAACACGGTACCGGCGCCGCCGCCACCGCAGAAGAAGTCCACCACGATCTCATCGTCTTGCGGATCGAAGCCAAGGCCGTACTGGGTTTTGAAGTCGAGCGGGTTCTTTTTCTGGAATGCAGACATGGGCGGTCCTCGCCGGGGTGGCGTGCTAGAGGGTTCTAAGGTAGAAAGTGACCTCATTAATCACTAAGTCACTGAGGTCTATGCGATGGGGCGTTGGGGGAAGCAACACTGGAATGCGGGCGAGTACTCAGTTCATGCGTGGGAAGAGCAGAGGCCTGATGGCACGTACTATGAAGTCAGGTTTTACGTGAATGGCCCGGAAGCATCGAACATAGCTTTCACGGACCTTCCCTCTGCAATCGCTTTGGCTGAAAGGTTGGAACTGGCTCCTCAAAAGCGGCCGTCAGGACCAAGGATGGGATAGGCCCCCATGCGTCCGCCCCGCCGGTGCTCCATCCGCCGAGGCCGGCGAACAGGTCGATTGCTGTGGTCATGGATTACTCGCAGAGGCCGTAGATGGAAGAGCAAAGCTCGATGCGCTCGTCGGAGCGAAACATGTCCAGGATTTGCTTGCCGCGGCTGGTCTTCGACCACTCCACCTTGGCCCGGATACCATGCTTTTCAGGTGTGAAGTCAGCGGCCCCTGTAGCGCCCAGTTCACTCGCAGCGAAGAAGGTAGCGGAGTCGGTCTTACTGACCTGGCGCACTAGGGCTTCCCAGCGCTCTACTCTGTCGATTTCCTCCGGGAATCTCTTGCTGATCTCCAGAAGCTCATCTTTCCTGGCGTGAATGCAAGGCATACAGCCAACCCGGCCCATGCCCTGGGCGTAAAGTGGGTTGTGCTCCACGCCATGCTTTCGGTGCATCGCAAAGCAGTCGTCAGCCGTCCAGTGGAGGATCGGTCTGTAATTCCACATCTCCGCGCCATTCTCATGGGTCATGCTGTGTTCATTGGCAGCAAGTAGGGCTCGGCCCGGTGATTCATCTGCCCGCACTCCTTGCCAGGAAATCACGTCGTGTCCCGCATCGAGCAACGGCATCTGAACCTGCTTAATCATCGGGTCGCGCTTCAGCTCGTTTGAGCAGAACCGTACTTTCGTCGAAGGGAAGCGTCCGTGAACCAGGCACATGTCCAGGAAGGGATTGCCGGTCGGATGCAGAAGCTCCAAGGCCCGCGTGGCGATCTCTACCGTCCATGCGTACTTGCCGCGGTTCTGATGGGTACCATCAATAATCCGTTGCATCATCTGGCGCCGATCGGCCAGTTGCTTGGTGAAATCCGCACGTACCCAGCGGATGTAAACGCCAGTGACTTGTTCCAAGGTATCGGACGTACTCATAGGTTTGCGGGTGCTCGTGCCCGGTGTCCGCGAACACCGCCTCGAGGTTTTCAGCTCCGCGCTCGACGGCCAACAGAAGCAGCGCAGTACTGTCCTTGCCGCCGCTGACACTGACGATGTTGTGTTCGGCCATGTTGTTGTCCTTGCGTGCAGGCGCCGCCCTCGCCGGGGTGGCGTTATCGTTTAAGAAGTGAACGTGGTGATGGGCGGTATGTGGTCTGAGGATGTTTGCAACTGGTGATAAATTAAATACTTAGTTGCTAGATGTAGGCGCTTTCTCTGATGAAGTAAGCAAGTGTGAGTGCATCTGCGAAGTGAGCATCTCGATTCGTTCACTCATTTACTTTGTTACTTCCGTGAGGTGTGTATTTTGCTCCAATAACTGCAGTAGCTGCTGGCTGTGAATCTCTGCGTCCCGCTGCCGTCGTTGATTGGCCATGGCAATTGCCTCTCGATGTCGTGCGTCTGCTTCAGAGGTAGCTTTGTCACGGTCGGCTTGGCGAGTTTGTGCCAGAAGAATTAGAGGGGCCGCGTAGGCCGCCTGCAGACTAAACGCTAGATTCAGTAGAATGAAGGGGTAGGGATCGAACGCTGACAGCCCCGATAAGCTGATACCCATCCAAATAAGAACCACTAGTGACTGGGACCCTAGGAACAAAGGTGTGCCAAAGAAACGGGCGAAAGCTTCGGGTCTGCGGGCAAATGCATCATTACCAAAGGGGTGGTGCATATGCTCATGGGCGCGATGAAACCTGAGATGGTCGACGTCTTCAGGAGTTTCATGAGGTTTCGACTGATCAGAGGTTAACGGGTCCATCTGCTGGCTCCGTGGTGGTTTCTCATGTCCAGTCTAGACTAGCCCCCAGCTTTCCCAGTAGACGCCACCTTCAGCGAGCAGGCGCTATCGTTGAATAGGGGAAGGCGCTGGCGGGCAGCGCCGAGTGATATGCTTCGCCGCTCACCAAACAAGGATGGTGGTAATGGGGTTGCGAGATCGAGGAAGATCGCCAAGATCAGGAGCTGCCGCGATGAAGACCCGAACGGCATCATTCATAGGGCTCGCGATTTGGATAGCGTTTCTTTGGCTGGGAAAGCCATCTGCGTCGTTGATCAGCTATTCTGTGCCGTTTGGAATTGCTCTGATCGCCACAGGCCCCCTCGAACTGATCCCAGATCGTTGGCACAGGCTTAATTTCCTCGTCAATGCCCTGGCGACTGGATTCTTCTTCGTCAGCATCATGTTTGCGATAGTGGCAATCTCTTTCGGCCTGTCATTGAGCACAAGCGAGCGTTCGATTTTCTGCCTTGCTGGATGGGCAACGCTGTTGATTGTTTACCATTTCGCAATCCCTCGGCTGAAGCGGTCGCCTTTTCACCGACTCAGCGAGGATAGGGGGATGTACAGCCCTCCAACGGATGACGATAAACGGAACTGAGATCAGATAGGCCAATGCCGGAGCAGATTAGTCGCTGGCGGGCAGCGCCGGATGGTCAGGCTCGGCGCACCTTGAAGCCGAACATGCATTCGATATCGTGGTACTCGCACCGCTCGTAGGCTTTGTACTTGGCCTGCGATGGCGTGCAGGCGAACACATCGACGATGGTGCGATTGGTGATGTCCCACCAATCCCAGCCACTGACCAGAACCTGGTAGCGCTTCAGCGGAAGCTTCTCGGCCATCTCGCCGTACTGCATCTCCCAGGTGGGGTGGTAGTTACGGATGCGCTTCTTCGGGTCGCTGTCGAGGATTACGCCGATGTACTGACCGCGGTCGGCCATGATCACGCCAGGCTCGCCGTTGGCGATGACGCGCCGGCCTATCTCAGCTGGTACGCCGTAATGGCGTCGGACGTAGTCGCAGTTGTAGTTGCTCATGGCTTTCTCCATGCATACGCCGCCCTCCGTGGCCGGATGCGGCATGGTGTCAAAATGGGGCGATAGGGTAGGATTGCAGGGTCTTTTCAAGGATGAATCGCAGTGAAGAAGCTCAAAGACCTAGAGGCCGCAGCAACCCGCTACCTGAGCAGATATTCCCGCAAGCAGTTTTTCTCAGTGTTCGTTGTTATCACTGCGGCCAACTACTGGCTTGCCTACAACGTCGACGGGTACAAGTCGATATGGCTGGCAATGATCGGAGGTTGGTTTTTCGGCATGACCTTTGCGCCGTTCCACTCCCAAAACAACTCGCCAATTTTGCTGACACTGAATCAGAGGCAAAGATCGCAGCAGAAGATGAATTCGGATTGACCGACGATGAAGGGGATTCGCTCGATGTCGATGAGGATAATTGATATCAGCGAGTGACTGCGATTGGACTGATAACTTCGTCGCCAGGATCCTGCTGAATCATCAGCATGCTCTTCCGGTCGAAGGCCAGGGCCAGGCGCGGCGAGATGCTGATCTCGTGCCGTGGCGGGGTTAGAAACTTCGCCGCGTGCACCCTGCCCAGTGCGTGGATGCCGTGGATCAGCGCCTCAATCATTTGGCTGTATGTGGCGTCAGCCCAGCCGCAGATCGCCCGCAGGTGCTGGCCAGTCCGCTTCCTTGCTGATAGCCGCAGCGGCTCAGTACGCGCCACAAAACGGTGAGCTTCGATTTCGTGGCGCGCAATCCTGAACAAGGCGTGATGCCCGAGCGCCTCGACGTGATGAATCATCAGCGTCATCGCCTCGCCTTGTTCCTCGATCCCGGCCCATTCCATCAGTTCCAGCAGGGCCTGTTTAGTCCCTGGTCGAGCCTTCAAGCGCAGGTCTTCTTCCTGCAGGCGCTCGGCCTTGGCCCTGCGCTTCTCGTCACGCTGCTGCTGCGTCAGAGCCATCATCGCCTCCATTGCGCACGAAGGTGGCGCCCGGCCCGATGTCGAGCAGGTCGCAGACCCGATTGATGATCTTGAGCGCGGCGTCGAACACCTTGGCGTCGTCAGCCTCACGAGCCAGGCGCTTCATGTTCGGCTGGTGCTCCAGGCAGACTTTGTCGACCAGGCGCCGTGCCAGCCTGCGCAGGTGATCGGCGCTGTCGTGCATGCGCAGGCTCAGCGCGAAGGCCAGGGCCACATCATCAGGCCGGTACTGGCCGCCGCTGCGGGTGATGTACAGCTTCTTGATCGGCCGATTCATCCAGGCCGGCAGGGTTACCACTCCAGAGGGTGCTTGCTGCATGTCTGTGCTCCGTGAGGCCGCTGGGCGGCAGGTGGAACTGTTCTTGCCGCCGGCGCTGGCGGACCAGGCTGTTGAGTCTTTTCATTTCCTGATGCGTACCCGCGGGAAGTCGATACTGTTGCGCTCAATGATCTTCACCAGCGTTCCGTAATTCAGGTCGAGCTGCTCGGCCACCTGGGCGCGGTGCAGGCCGGTATCGCGCAGGGCGCATATTTTCTGGACCACTTTCAGCTCCTCGATCCGCTTCAGGTTCTGCTGGATCTGGCGCTGGGCATCCCGCTTGCTGTTGGCTGACTTCTTCCGCTCGGCTCGTCGGAAAACAAAGTTGCCTTCGCGGGCGGCCCGGAATAGGGCCTGTTTGGAAATGCCGGTGGCCTCGTGAACCTGCTGGCAGGTCATGATCTTCGCCATCTCGGCCACCGTTGCAACTCGGGCCTTCACCTTCTCCTTTCGCGGGGCTGGGTTAGGTTTCTTGGGCCTCGCCTTAGCGGCTGGCTTTGGCTGCGTATCGGGATGCTTGCGCGGCGGCAGCGGTCGATGGGTGAAGCCTTCAAGGACAACGAGCTGGCCACCAGAGGCAAAGAAGGCCGCTTTGGCGGCCTCCAGGTCGATTGATGGGTTCATGCTGCCTGGCTCCTCAGCTGCTTTTCGTAGCCGTCCACGAGCAGCTTGAACTCCCACAGGTCCTGCTCAAGCTGTTCGATATAGTCGTCATCGCGCTTGAACTCACGCCACCAGAGCTGGCGGCCTACGGGCTTGAGGAGGGGGCAGTACATCCCGATGTGCCACCATTTCCGGCCAGTGATCCACATGCAGCCTTGCACCTGGTCGATGACGTCGCTGGCATCGTTGTCGATGTGGAACGCGCGGAGCTTGTCCGGGGCCAGGAAGCACTTGTATTCGCTTCCGCCGTCTTCGCCGATGAAGCCGTCCGCGCTGGCGCCGAACGAGCCGTCGTCTGTTTTAACCAGGCCGACCTGCGTGACGATAAGGCCAGTCTGGATTTCATGCTCCATGCGCGCCTCCGGCTCCAGTTCATGGCCGCGGCGCATCTGCCAGGTCTCGAACCCTCCATCGAGCGGGGCGCCGCCTATGCGTTCGACGGCCAGCTCGAAGGCGTAGGTGAGGGCGGCATTCGATGGCTCGCCGACCGTTTCGCCATCTAGGGCGCGCTGCACGACCTCGGCCTTTGGACCGGCCTTGTAGCCTGCCAGCTCCATAGCCTTGGATTCGCCAAGGCCCGCAAGCATGGCGTCAACGTATTTCTTCTGCTGGGCGTTCAGTCCGTTCACCCGTGAGCGTGCGGTGCTAAACATACTGGCGGTGATCACTCCAGCGCGGGCCTGCAGCCACTCTGGCGAGCCCTGAGTACAATTGACGATGATCATTGGCTTGCTCCCACTTGTGGTGCTGCGCTGAGCTGAGAGCCGCGAGCGCTAACCGCTACCTTCAATGCCTCGTAGAGCTCGTCGGCCGTTTTCTTGTCGGTGGCCTTTAGGTCCTGGGCGAACTTGACGCCCGCCTGCCATACCGCTGTGAGCGAGTCTTTGGAGTCAGCGGCGTAGGCCTTCGGGATCCACTCATTCATAAGCTCCCCAAGGCTTTGGGGTTGCTCACCGCCGCCGTTCCCGTCGTTGTCTTCGTTCGTCAGCACGACGTTGAAGATCATCATCGTCAGGTAGCGCCGGGCATAGCTGTAGGTAGAGCCATTGGCGTGCACGCCGGTCTTGTTGACGCTGCCCTTGATGCCGGTCGAGTCGATTGGCAGGTCGACGTAGTAGCGCTTGGTGTGCCCGGCCTCGTGCATGCAGTCGCAGACGGTGCGGATGTGCCCGGCCAGCGGACTGTCATCGGTACCGAACGAGAGGGAAAAACCGTGCAGCGTGTAGGTTGGGGCGATCTTCTTGTCGATCGACTCAAGGGCAGCATAAGAGCTGTTGGTCTGGCTGTTGTACTTGTCGCGGAACACCGGTCCGATCTCGGCCTGAGCGCGCACCATCGCGGCGTTGAATGCGGCGGAGGCAGAGCGATCAGACCTCCGACATGATCTACAACACCATGGAGTCGGTGACCCAAGGGATTGGCGACAACACGGCGGAAGCAATCGTCCAAGGGAAAAGCCTCGAAGACTCCATGGCCAGTCTGGGGCGATCTATTGTCACGGACGTTCTGAGCTCGCTCATCCAGGTGGGTACCCGGTACGGCATAAACACCGCCCTGGAACTGGCCGGGATCGCCACCACCACGAGTGCCAAGGTAGCGTCCGAGGGCGTCAAGACCGCGGCCGAGGTTACCGGGATTGGCGTCGTCACTGGCGCCTCCCTCGCGGCTACCGCAACAACTACTACTGCACAGGTTGCAGCGGCAGGGACCACCTTGTCCGCCTGGCTGCCGGCGGCATTGGTTGCCTCGGTCGGTACGCTTGATGGATGGCATCAACGAGCGCTGGGGGAGGGGGACAGTGCGGGCCGCCAGCGTGCCGGCGATACCGGACTGGGGTATGAGGAGGGAGATGATGAGCCAATCCTATACGACACGGATCGACCAGCTATGGACGGTCAAATGTTAAGCCTGCCGTCCGCCTGGCTGGCCGAGCTGAATGACCAGCCGGCCTTGTTGACCGATCCCGATGGCAGGGCCGCGGTGCTCGTTGAGCTAGCGTTTTCCGCGCACCGACGCAGCGACGTTGACGAAGACCAGCTGGCAGACATGCTGTAGTTCACCTAGGCAGCTAGGCTGTGGGCGCTGATCGAGCATGAGGAGGTCGCTTGAGCCTCCTTGTGTGAACAACGGCTATGGGGAGAAAGCCCAGGGTAGCCAGTGACAGCTATCGACCCATTGCGGCCGTTCGCGAAGGGCGGATATCGGCCAAAATCGGATAGTGATAGAAAAATAAATCTGTCGCCTTTCGATCGTCTTTTTTGGCTGTGGGTTGTCAGCAGTGGCAATTGCGGGCAACGTTGTATCGCTCGGTTATCACGACTTTGAAAATAAGGATGGATA